GAGAGATAGGAGAAGAGGACATATATATACACTCAACATAATATAAACAAACCTGGGGTCAAATCATTACACTTACTGCAATTGTCGACATATCTATATGACTACTAATCTCATTATGTGATATGGACATATTGCCCCCTTGTGGGAGGCATATATATAAATAGATAAATCGATAAATGAAAATCCTATAGGATATTGGATATAGGATATATAATCCTTACCGTACTATCCCCCTACGCTTTCCCTACATAATCCTATAGGATATATCCCCCCCGTAATTGTCGACAAATAGACATAAGCCTACAGGCGCACAGGTTCCGACAATGTGATGTAAATCACACCGATAGGGCTTGACAAGGGCTAAGTGAGCCTGTAATGTTCTTTATGTAAGGTAAACCACAACTAGACAGGGAGATGAACCAGATGTACACATTCACTTATAGAGGCTACGAAATTACACAGAACGGCAATATCTACGGTATCAAGTCAAGCAATGGCGAAATGTGGGAGACTAAAGAACTAATAGAAATAATCAAGTCAATCGACGGGCAATGGTCTAAAGTCTTCAACTAAGCAACATAGCCCCCGCCTAGCGGGTACGGGTTCACAATCCGACGGGGGCACAAGGGCAACACCGCCCGATTTAGACAGGAGGCAGGGCAATGAGTCACCAAATCAAGGAAGCAATGAAAGCAGAGTTTACTAATGCAATCAAGGAACAAGGGGAAACCTTAGAAGATATACGCGATAATAGCGGGGAATGGGTAGAGGGTTACCTCCCTGTTTATTACAACAAGATTGTGCAGGAATGGCAGGAAATGCCTAGCGAGTACAACGACAGAGGGCGGGCAGAACTAGGGGTGGGAAGCGAAGCAACTATTTATGACCTTATGGGGCTAGACCTTTATCTTTATTACACCGACATATTCAACGAAGCGGTAAACGAATTAGAAGAGGAGGCGGGCGAAGAATGAGCAAATTAGAATGGGGCACACGTTACGGCAAGATGCAGATAACTATCAAGGGCACACCCCGCGCTCATTGGTACTACTGGGTAAGGCAAGAGGGAACGTACAATTTCACGGCGGGCTTCTATGGATACGGGCAAGAGATACCGTACCGCGAGACATTCCGCACAATTCGAGAGGCTCGCGCCTACTGTGAGAAGAAAGACGCGGAGGCAATCATAATCACCGCGATGTGAGGTAACTCACAAGCCCTAACCCTTGACGGGGGCGCGTGTTCACGACACGATAGGGCACTAGATAGGCGAATGCCTACCTTGCAAGACCTAGAACAGGAGAACAGAAAGATGAAAGCATTTATATGTAAGGGATGTAAGAAAGAAGAAGACGTGTTAGCGATGTTCCCTAATAATCTCTGCCTAGTCTGCTATGCAATGACACCAGAGGCACGCCGTCCAATCACGGCGCGGGAATTGTCCCAGATGTGGGGAGGTAAGTAAATGAACTACAAAGAGGCAACCTACAAAGAGAAAGAAGCATTCAAGAAGACGCTCACAACATCACAGCGCACAAAGTTGCGCCGTATGGAGAACGAACACAAGGAGCAGATTCAACCTATCAATTACGCAAGTCACGCAAGAATGGAAGAGATACGCCGTGAGGCGTGGGTCACTCTCAAAGTTTCTGAGAGAGTCAAAGAACTAGAAGAAGCAACCAATCCCAAAATAGATTCACTCAATGAGCAGATTCAAGAACTAGCAAAGCAACTTGAACAGGTACGAGAAGAACTCTACGAGGCAAGAAGCAAAATACAAACAGAGCCTTATCAGGTTGCATACGATGACCCTCAGGTGTTGGCTATGAATTCAATTTGGCACAAGACCAAAGAAGCACAAGAAGCACAGTTGCAACGGTTGATTGATGGTTTCCTAGAGAAGGCTCTAGTGTAATCAAAGTCATAGCCCCGCACCCTTGACAGAGGGCACAGAGTTCGAGACTCTAGCGGGGCACGGGTAGAAAATCTACCAGCACGACAACGAACAGGAGAAAGCAAGATGAAAACAAAAGAAAAGATAAGAGAAGAGTATGAACACCGCTCACAACTTATCACGATTCAATTACGCCGTGATGAGATTGAAGGATTGGTCAGGGCTTGCAAAGAAAGCGGGAAAGTAGGTCTAGGGATAGACCTTGAAAGAATGTTGGAGGGTATAAACAAATGAAAGCAATGAATCAAAGAGACGCTATCCACTACATTGCAACACGTCAGGAGTTCACCGCCTCAGCACTAGAGGGACGCGTCTATAGCGTAGGCAATGGGCGACTAGATGAGAAAGAAACCGCACGATATAACCAAGACCTAAACACCGTTTCTTTCTGGGTCTATTCATATTCAACGCCTATCGCGTGGTACTCATATGTTACTGGGTGGTATGTAGTAGAGCAGAAGTTTAGTGTGACCACAAGCAAGCACCAAAACTTTACACGCCGAGCAATCGCCGAGAGTTTAGAGGGGGCTATCTAATGAGCAAATGGCAATGCAATAATTGCGGAGTTACTGCAAACCTAGACATAACAATTAGTTTAGGAATTCAAGATTGCAAATGTGGCGGGTATCTAGTGGAGGTAAAGCAATGAACGCAACACTAACAGAGCAAAAGATAAATCGTTCTCTATTTGTAGAGGGCAGATTATGGACAGATAAAACTTTCGGTAATACTTATTTCTCTGCCCGTGTATGGGTGGACGGGCATATAATCTTTACCATTCCCTTTGAGTATGGATACGGTGACCAGTACCTATACAGAACCGCGCAAGAACTAGAGGCACGAGGTTACCTACCGCCCGAGTACGCCAAGAACAAAGCACTATGGAGCGCACGCGATGAATTCGGGATTGATTACTACTATACCGCGACGCATTGCAATAAGAGGGAGATGTTCAAATGAACGATGAAATTGCACAAGCGTGGGCAGAACTACGCGCAGGAATGCGTGAGTTGATGGAGAAATATCCACCTAAATTTGTGGCGCATTGTAATACCTGTAAATGCGGGGGCGAACAATGAGCAAGCAAGTAATAGAAGATTGCCTCTATATTGTGGAGGGCGTAGACCCTACGGGTCGTAAGTTCTACGGTGCTTACTCATACGATGAGGCACAGTTCCTAATCAAGACAGACCCACAAAATAAAATAATTCAAATGAAAACTAGACAGGAGATAATGCTATGAATTACCTATTAGATTTAGCATTCGGCTTTCAGTATGAAGGTTGGAAGGCGTGGGCGCAGATGATTATCCAGATGTCTATCGTCTTGACAGTAGGTTATGCAATGATTAGGCTAGTGGAGTTTCACAAGCAAGGGGTAGAACGTCTACGCCGTTACGACTTACGACAGGAGAACAAGAAGTGAGCACAGAGACAGAGGGATTATCTTTACTTGAAGAGTTAGAACTATTGGCACGAAAGATTGTTGCGTGTGGATTAGAAGAGGAGAACAAAGAATGAGTGAGCCAAGATTAGAAGATGACTACGCAGCGGGGCTAATAGATAACGATGACAACACCGCCGAATGCGTCGAGTGTGATAAAGAATTCGAGTTGCGCTGGCGCGGTGACAAGTGGTGCCAAGAGTGCAGGGATAAAGACCTATGAGCAAACAATACCAAGTAAGTTATAAGGTCGAGGGCATTCAGGTAGTGAACGTATGGTTACCAGAGGGCACAGATGTGCCCCTCACTTGGAATCAGATGTCCCTTGCCGAGCAAGACGAATGGCTCTATGAGAATCAAGAATCAAGTGCCAAACAATATGAAGATATTCATTACTCAACTGCCGATAGCGTGTTAGAAGTCAAACATCTTAGGCTAATACAGAGTGAAGTTTCTTAGGCACTCAGCCCTTATCTATCTCGTATTGTTTCTTGGTGGTGGCGGTAGCCTCATCATTCCCTACTTATTGCTTATAACATTCTGTTACTTTACTGGATTGATTGGATAACTATGGACATCAAGAGCGCACCACGTTGGCACGATGAGGCACTATGCACAGGACACCCAGACCCAGACCTATGGTTCTATGACAATACAAGGCACGACGACGAGCAGAAGTTAGCCGTGCTACGTACAGTACAGGCAATAGAACTATGCAACTTATGCCCCGTAAGAATGCAATGCCTAGAGCAGGGATTAGAAGATGAGAATCTAGACCTAATAGGTGAGACTATTGGAAGCGGTAGCGTATGGGGTGGGCTTATGACAAGTGAGCGCATACTACTATGCAAGAAGCGTAGTTCTACATCAAATAGAGTGCGACGTGAAGACAGGCACCGCCGACAGGTACGCTCAAAGATTGCTAGAATAGATAGATGAAGAAGCGAGTCATAGTTCTAGCCGTGTTACTAACTATCATCACCGCGATACCTATCAGCGAAGAGGTCAACGTTGAGGTAACAGTCAAACATCAAGACAAGATGCCAACACGAGCAACTATGGAACAGAAGAAGGCTAACAAAATAATGGCAAGGGCGTATGCCCGTGCTGGCTGGGGTTGGGATAAGCGTGAGCAGAAATGTATCTGGCTAATCTTTATGAAGGAGAGCAAGTTCGACCACCTAGCCAAGAACTCTAGAGGTTCGAGTGCATATGGAATCGCCCAGATGCTTGGCGAGAAATCATCAGACCCTAGTATACAATTACTGCACGCCTTTAGATACATAGAGCATAGGTATGGCACACCTTGCCGTGCTTGGGCGCATCATCGTAAGGGTTGGTATTGAAATGGACTTGACAGGGATACCAACGTTTGCTTGTATCTGTGGTTGTAAGATGTTCAAGGTCACAGTAATGTGGGACGAGGAGACAAGGGCAGTAGGGTGGTATGACTTACGCCAAGAGTGTGCAGATTGCGGAGTAATTACTACCGCACCGACAGAGATAGATGAGGATTACTAATGCCGAGTTATGAATACCGATGCAATAAATGTATGAGTCTTACAGTATTGAGTAGGAAAGTAGAAGAACGAGACGATGAAGTTGCTTGCATTTGTGGCAACACATCAAGTAGAATTTACAATACACCCGCTATCCAATTCAAGGGTAGTGGATTCTATAGTACGGGAGGCTAATGTGTTTTGTCACATATGTGAGGATATGGGTTGTTCTGTTTGCGATGCAAAGGTAATCATCAGAGATGATGTACCACCTATGGCAAGCGGTAAAGAGATTGAAGAGTTTTACGATACGCAGTCAGAGAATATGTGGGTTGACCCAGCAGAAATGGAATTAGTCGGCGACACACCGACACTTGACAAATAAAAATCATTGTGCTATAATAGTTTTACTACCTACTAGACAGGAGATTGAAATGGGTAAGCACGTTATAGAACTATGTGAAACTTGTTGGGAACAAATAACACTGGTCGGTGCCAAGAACTATGGAGATGGTATCAGCGACCAATGTGAATACCGCAAAGAATTCTGCAAGTTATGTTGCGATTGCGGTGGTCATTAGAATAATAAATAGAAGCCCCCTCTTCGGAGGGGGTTTTTTATTTGTCTTCTTCTTCCTGCTTCGGCATATCGTCGTCATCTCTAAATGGTTTGAAGCCACCAATCTTATTTATAAGTTTGCGAATGGCACGCTTGTGTCGCATACGTGCAGTATCTTCAGAGCCAAGGTCTAACTCTTTAGCGATGTCATCAAAGTTCATTGCTTCTGCATACCTAAGGAAGAGTAACTTCCTATCATCTTTATGTAACTTCCAAAACCCATAGTCTACTTCAATCATCATAGCCATTAGGTTGCCACCTTCATTAGGTGCACTAGGTCTGCCTGGTCTACCGAGATTCAACTTAGCAGTCACACCAAACTCACCACGCAATACGGGAGGAAGCAAGGCTTCCACCATATCGGATTCATAAAAGAATAAATCAGTTGTCTCATACCCACCAGACTTAGCCTTCCAATGGTTACAGTAATCCAATGCTTGGTTACGTAGGCTACGATAGATAAGATTCTTTGCATCCTTACTACCGATAGCCTCCCAAGTATCTAACTTATTGGGGTGCTCAACGAACCATTGATATAAGGATTGGCGTATGTCACCTATCTCTACATCAGAAAACTTTCTGGAATACTCAGAGGCAACAGCATCAATTACATATTGCCAAGGTTCAATGCGTGCCCACTCAATAGTCATTTGATTTTATATCCCGCACTCGTTGGCAAGAAGGTTACTTCCTTCATCAACTTACTTTTGTTTGCAAACTCTGTTGTTACTGGTAACCATTTCTCTTCCCATACAAAATCCTCAATGCCCGATAGAAGAAAAGACCATACCCCTTCGGGGGTTGAGTTGATATACCAAGCCTTCAATCCTAATTCATCTGCCTTACTGGTAAGGAAGTCATACTTCTTCTTCTCTAGAAGCAACGTATCGTAATGTGTGTTGCGTGACTTGAGTTCTATAAACATTTTGAATTCATCTGTTACACAATCGAAGCCATCGAATTCATTCGGGGAGTGTTCTAGGTCAGGCATCTGAGTCTTTAGCCATAGGAACAACTCTTGTTCTTTCACTTATCCCATTTATCTCTTAGTACTAGAAGACCAATCACGCCATAGTTTGCTAAGTCTTTGAATGAATCCTCTAGTGGTTCGTGTTTAGCATTGCGGTCTTTGTCGAATAGATTATTGATGCGTGCTAACTTATCCCACATACGTACACGCAAACCATTGAGTGCACCGCCAGGGGATTGAGATATATTCTTCGGTCCATAGTCATAGTGCTTACTGATAAGCAAGTCACCGAGTTCTTTGAGTACAGCCCTCACATCTTCTTCGAAGTAAGTAGAGGTATGGATAGCGTTACTGTTAGGTCTTGACCCGTTCGTTCCGTCCGTATTATTTTCAACCCAAGTGTTGTTAGGTATTGGATAATCTGCCATTCTTCTTCACGCTCCGCCTTCGTCATTGGGTTCCTCTGCTAGTAATTCTTGTAAGTCTCTATCAAAATTCTGCAAGGCAGACTTGACTATCATATCCTCAACAAGTTCATCTACTAATTCGTAACCCATCTCACTAGCAAATAGTGTAACATAGGTCGATTGAGTTATTAGTTTTATCTGCTCTGAATCATCAGCGTGCCCGTGCAAGAATCTTAGTAGTGAACCCAACAATAATTTATATCCATTGGGCAACAGGTAATACGGGTCAAACTCTTCATCATCTTCTAATGTATGGTCAATCAAAGCAAAGGAATCAGGGAAGACTTCGCCACAATCATTACATTTCTTGTGAAGAAACTCTTCTTCCATACTCACATTAGTCCCGCAATTTCTTTGATGTGTTCAGCCCCGTACTTGACGAACGCCGAGTTGACATCTTCCCCGTCTGGCAACTGCACGATTGTGACTGGGAGTTCACGAGCAAGCGAACGTGCAAACTCAGTACCTGGTTGGTCACCGTCAGCAAAGACGAATACTCTTTCAAAGTCCGCAAGCAATCTCGTATAGTGTTTCTTCCACGAGTTAGCACCAGGCACACCCACACAAGGGAAGCCCACACAGGAAGACAAAGTAATAGTATCCAGTTCACCTTCACACACTCCTATATAATCGCCAGCACGTTCAACATCTAATACATTATACATCTTCGTTTCTGCACCAGTCATACCCATATACTTAGGTTCAACTGCAGGATTCAAAGAACGAAATCTCAAATCAACTACACCAGTTTTAGTAATGTAGGGTATAGATAATCTTCCAGCGAATGCTTCGTGTCCTACATCAGGCTCCACGACTACGCCTAATGATGCCAACCGTGCTACCTCCAGAGGTATTCCCCTGCTTCTTAGGTAATCTTCCGCCCGATAAATGTTTTCCGCGTACTTGTGTGTTGACTTGCCCAGTAATTCCCTCTGCGATGCGCTTTGCTTCACGTATATCTACGCCTTCTCTTTGACTAATAAGTTGGATACTATTTCCTTGGACTCCACAGGCGAAACAAATAAAGATGTTCTTGTCAAGGTTGGCACTGCCACTCTGATGCGTATCACTGTGGAATGGACACTTGAGATTGACCTGCCCGTGTGAGGCTCTAAGGTTTGCACCGTAGTGCATAAGTACATCTCTGATTGGTGGTAAGTCATTGTCACTTTGGTTCACCATATCCTGCCTCTCGTAGTAAATTCACTGCATCCTCCAGCCTTAGCACAACAACCCAATCGGCAATTGATTTCTCACCCTGTCCATTCAAGCGTAAACATACTACGCCTAATACTTTCTTGCGTGCTCTGTCTTTGAGTTGCTTGATAGCAGAAGAAGGATTGAATCCTGTCCTTGCTTTTACTTCCCAGTCCACGCCAATACAGCCAGTGATGTCAGAACCACTGCGACCAGCGCCTGTACTTTCAGCAAACGGGAATCCGTTACTAGCAAGATAATCTGCCAAGACTTTTTGGCTTCGGTATCCTCTGTGCTTTCTGCTTTGTGATGGCACCTAGTACGCACTCTTATCCTTTTTGAGGATGCGAGTTGCCCATTCAAGACCAGTGTTTACACCATCAGTCCACTCATCTGTGATTGGAATCTTTGATTCTTCAATCTTCTTTATAAATATATCTAACTGCAAACTAGTTTCTAACATAACCAGTTGACGTATCTCCTGAGTCATATCATTTTCTTCTTGTATCATCATCCACCATTCTCTGGTATATCGTCCATAAACATATACTCAGGGTTGAATGCCAACCAACAGGTTAGGTTAGCATTTGCATCTGCTCTACCGTAGCGGTTCTTCACTGGCGCAACTGCCATTGATGTTCCCACTACCCCTAGTGTACAGATAAGCGCAGGTAATTGTGCGACTTTGCCCTGTAATGCAGAACGTGGCTGACAAGGATTACCCATCACCGCTTCAGATGTATGGTGCAAAATAATAATTGCTGCGTTAGTAGCACGAGCCAAGTACTTCAACTCTTTCATAATGGCACGCATAGATGAGAACTCTTCGCCACCATCGGTGGCTATGTCCATCAAGTTATCAACAAAGATTGCAGTAGGAGGACATCCCCATAGTTCTTCAAAGGCTTGGACTTCTTCATCAATGTCTTGAAGAGATGGGCTAGATTCAAATGACCATACGATATGGCTACCCTTGGAAAGGGTTGCCTTAGTCCAGCCGTAGTCAGAGTTCATCAGGCTTTCAACATCAGTTTGATTCTTACCACTAATCATTGAGGCAAGACGCATAGCCATAGTATGTGCGTTGGTATCTGCAGATATGTATAGGCTAGGTACTTTCATACGTAAGGCTAAGGCAAGGGCAAGTGTTGACTTACCTACTCCTGGAGTACCAGCAAGCATAGATACTTCTGCTCTGCGAAAGATAATCTTATTGCTATCAAATGCTCTGAACACAAAAGGCAATGGTTCGCCACCTATGTCAGCCCTACCTACTGAGCGGACAAGTGTTCTCATTTATTATCTCTTGCAATATCTGCTGCTATACTACAGGTGCACTTCATATTGTTATCGTGTTCTTTATCTTCGAGTGCTTGTTGACAAGCGAGTTCAATCTCTAATGCGATTCGTTCACGTAATTCTTTTAGTTGTATATCAACTGTCTTTTCCATCAATTGAACTCCTGCCCTATGTACCAGAAGCCAAGGTCAATGTTCCAATAGTATTTACAAACATCAAAGCCAATACCAAAGCCACTCTTGTGACCACAGTAGAACCAATACTTTCCTATTTTCTTTTCCATAATTTCTCCTATCTAAGTTGGAAGAGGGGCAGAGACCTTCCCCGAATAACTACCCCTCTACCAATTCTCTATTGTATTTCTAGTTGACTGGCTTGCATTGGTCTGCGCCCATCGGTTGTGGGCAGACCCACATCGCGTAAGGCTTGCCCGTTGCTTTCGCCTGACCCGACTTGAAGATGCGCTGACCGTGAATACACGTTGGTGTACTTGACGGAGCCACTTGCGGGGCGGTTACGAAGGATGGAGTTTGCGCTGTGACGGGAGTTGAAACCGTTGTCGCCAAAGGGCTTACGGTGTAAGCACCAGTTACCATCTTCGCTGTTGCTGCAATCTGTGTTGAGTAATCAGCAATTCCCTCAAGCAGTACGCTGAGTTCATCTACTGTATTAGCACGGATGTTTATCATATCCGCATCCTTATTCAAGGAAGTGCGAATAGACACTTGAAGTTTGTAGTCTTCTGCCATTTGTTATTTTCCTTTTGTGAATTGGCAGTATGCTGTGAGTCCACAGTAACTGCACGATTGTAGGTTCGGTAGAAATATACCAGCCTTTCGTGCTTTATCAAAGCCATCGACAAAGTATTCCAGCGTGTCCTTGGTATATCTTCTAAGGTCAATCATTTCCCCTGTCCCCGATTCACGAGACATCCAGTAGTTTCCTAGATTGACTTCAACCCCTAGCATCATCTCGACTCCTACTTTGTAGAAGCCTAGTTGAAGGTCGGAGATTGGTTTGCGTGCTGATGTTTTGAGGTCAACAATAACAAGTTGTCCATCGACCTCAAAGATTCTATCAATGAACATCTTGACTGGCACGCCAGCAATGATTGGATTGAGTTCCAATTCAATAGCCTTTACGCCTTGTGGTGTAGTCCAGATTTTCCAGTTAGAATTATTCTTGCGCCAAAGGATATAATTATCTATCCACTTGGAGCCTTGCTCATTCCACCAATGCTCATCCTCCTTGTTAGGATTATCTTTGGTGGCACGCCCTGCTCTACGAGCAGTGGCGAAATCTAGTCCTTCAGTTTCTTTAGCCCAAGCCTTATCCCAATATGAGTTACTCATTTTCTAAGTCCCACAATTCTGCAGCGTAGTGAAAGGCTCTGCCTCCTGCTGACCAGATGGACGGTTCTTCAGGTACCTTGAGTAATCTTCCAAGGTAGTACTGATAACCGCAGGTTAGGTAAGTTGTAAACGCTGAGTAAGATATATGCTCAGGTAACTCGTAACTATCTAATTGAATCACTGACTTCTCCTGTCATAAAGTTGTTACATAGTCCTCCTGCGGAGGACAGGAGAGTACTCAAACGCAGGAAGACTATGTAAATCTATTTAGTTATAGTATATCATATATATTATATATATATATATTATATAAGGCGCTCCGCGCCTATATATATTATATATATTATCTTATATATAAATTATACACATACAACACATCAACTTACCTGATAAGACACGCCGAGAAATGACAAAAAGACCCCCAAGCCATAGGTAATCCTATGACCTGAGGGTCTAAGTGTCTCAAACAGCCTGCTAGAGGCTTATTTGGTACGTCCAAACTCTGGTGCTGACTTGTCTAAAGCCTTCAATGCTGGTCCGACTAGACCTGCTATGAATGCCATAGCCAACTTCTTAGGGTCGTGCTCTCCTGCCATATATAGTCCGACTGCTACTGCTGCTGCAGCACGGAGATACGATAGGGCGATTTGCTTTGCTTTGTTTATATCCATTTAGTCATCTTCTCTTTCGTTTATGCAGGGTTGACAGTAGAACATCCATCCTTTATATAAGCGGGCACCCTTGTTCTTGCAGTGCTCACATATGTAAGAACGGAATTCATCGAACTCTTCTTCAAACATTTGTTATGACTTGAAGACTGGCTTACCAAAGCCAACGATGGTTACAGTCTGAGACTTCCTCAACTTGGAACCATTCTTCTTCTTGTAAGCGCGAATCTTGAGGCAGACTTGTCCACCGTTGCGCTGGTCACCCTTCTTATCTGGAGCAGTATTACCCTCGATACAAGTGACTGTGCCATCAGCATTGTCTTTGACAACAATCCCAATATGTGAGATTCTATCTACTCCATCATTGGGGAAGTCAAAGAACACGATGTCTCCTGGTAGAGGCATTGCTTCTTCTGCTTTTTCCCACTGGTTTTTTTTGATAAATGCTTGCGCTCCTGCAAGTGTTGATACACAATTAGGAATCTTTAGACCCACTTCATTGGCACACCAGTTGACGAATGAGCCACACCAAGGTAAGAAGTTAGCCTTAGTAAAGGCACCGTACTTTGTCTCGTTGTCCTTAGGTCCTTCGATAACTCCAAGTTCACCTTTGGCTACTGCTATAAAATCTAAACGTTGACCCATTATTGAACTGCTTTCTTATCGACCTTGGCAAAGGCTGCATTGATTTCATCAGCATCTAACTTGCCATCTGCTAAGAAGAAACGTGCAAGTGCTTCAAGGACTCTGGCGCAACCTAATGCTCCAGCAAGAACTGCTGCTTGCCATACTTCGATACCTACTAGAGAACCAGCACCGATAACTCCTAGTGCTTCCGCTGCAATAACAGCAACGATTCTCATCATTACATTTTTCAATGTTTCCATTACTCGTCCTTTAGATTGCGTAGTTTGTAAGTGACACCCCAGATAACTAGGGATACCCAGATTGCATAGCCAACTATTACTTTTGCTGAGCCATCGAGGACGACCCAAGCAATGAACATTCCTAAGAGTGTCCATAGTTGATTAGCCATATCTGAAAACCATTGCTTCATATTTTCCTCCTGTATGCGGCAGCACCAGCAGCAGCACCAACTGCTGCCTGTCCTGCGATTTGACCTACGATGACGGCAGCAACTACAGTCTTTTCAGACTCTGCTCTTTCTTCTGTACTCATATCAGCACCGATACTTCCTATTGCTAGGAGTACCTGTCCTGGGTCTGAGAAAACTTCTGCTAGTAATTCGGCTGGGTTATCAAGTAATTCAAGGGCTACTGCTACCTCTGCTGTGATAACAACTTCGTTACCATTGGCATCTTGACGCACCTCGACAGGTGTCTCTGGTGGTAGGTCAGCAAAGGTAAGACCAGCGTCTTGAATTGTTTGTGTCGTCAATGCTTCACCCATTGCTGCAGAAATAAGAACATCTGCTATGATTGCCTTTTCTTCATCAGTAGCATTTTCATCAGCGACTAGCGGTGCTTCTGGTTCTACTTCAGGAGGCTCAGGTGCAGGTTCAGGGGCAAGTTCAGGAACTTCAGGAGCAGGAACTTCCTCTGGAAGAGGAGCAGGTTCCTCTGGTTCAGGAGATGGTTCTTCTGGAGCAGGCTCAGGAATCTCTGCGGGAGGCTCTTCTACAGGTGGAGGTTCTTGAGGCTCAGGTTCAGGTTCTACAGGTTGTGGCTGCTCAGGTTCGGGCTGAGGTTCAGGCTCTGGCTCAGGCGTTGGGGCTGGGTCAGGAACTGGCTCAGGTTGAGGTTGTGGTTGAGGCTCTACAACAGGGGCAGGGTCTGGTATTGTTTGAGGAACAGGTTGAGGTTCTGGAGCCACTGGCTCTACAGGAATTGGGGGATTAGATGGTGCAGTACTTGTTTCTAATACTGTCGTTGTTTCTTGGGTTGCTGTTGTTGTCTCAGAAGAAACAGTTTGAGTCTCAGTTGAAGTTGGAGCAGTTGAAGTTTCAACAACGGGAGTCGGAGTTTCAGGATTTGAGGGAGCAGTTTGTGATTCTACAGTCGGAGAAGGTGAAGGTTCAGAAACCACAGTTGGAGAATCAGGACTTGGCTCAGGCGAAGGTGATGGTGAAGTTGGCTGAGGTGAAGGAGATGATGAAGTATCGGGAGTTGGAGTTACAACAGGAGTAGGAACTACTCCGTTATACCAACGTAGTGCAGAGTCTTGAACTGTGTCGCTAATATATCCAGTGTTATGAACTATAAAACAATAGTACTCTGCTATGTTTCCTTTATCAGCAAAATATTGATTGGCATTATCCCAGCCAGTACCAAATGTACCATTAGTACAAGTGACTTGAACTGGTCCTGTAGATACAGCCTCTGCTGAAGGACTCCAAAAGAATGAAGTTCCTAATAGTAGAAAAAATACTGCGTACTTACTTGCTGTCTTTCTCACAGAGAAGGATATAGATTTGGTCAACGCGTTCTTCCAATCGGTTCACTTGGTCTTTCACGGAACCGCCCCCATTTGGCTTCAATTCGTACAGGTAATGCTTTACTAACCAACGTACTGCGCCAGCAAAGCCAGTTACAATAGCAATGATTGCAACAATAAGTGATGTCCAGTTTGCCACTGTCATTATACTGTCCTAATTGTTATCTCTAAGATGCCACCGAAACCATCAAATCTCTTATCGGGTGGTGTCATACGGGTGAATGTGACTTGCTCTATTACTGCCTGACGTGATTCGCCAGTTGATAGGTCTTGCCAGGTAAGTACATCTCCTGTTTCTTCTTTGTCTTCTAAAGATAAAATTCTATCGAAGGCTCTGCCTTCATATCCAATTACTGTATTGAATCTATCTGTCTCAACATCGTAGCAATACACTGGAAATCTTACAACTCTTTGGCGAGGGGTAGCAATAGTTGCCTTAGCCTGATAGCCCTTGAATGTAGGACCCTTAGTTGAATCAGTTGTATCACGATATAGTTCAAACTTATATGCAAGATATTCTTGCGCTAACTCAGGCTGTGATGTTGTTACTTCTGGTGAACCAATGGTCGCATCATAAGATATGTGGTCATAAGAATCACCATTGCTTGTAATGCTATAGAGAATCATAGAACCATAAGTAAAGTCTCCGCGCCCAAGAAGACGCTTGAAGTTCTTAGGTTCAAGTGTTCCATAGCGGATGTAACCTGTAGTTATGTAACCAGTAGATGATAATGTTGCACTTGTTTCAATGTTGATACTACCGACCTTATTGACTGTACCAACTGGGGATACGGCAGCAGATGCTACGTCAGTATTAGTTTTAGCATAGGTAAATGTAGTAGTAGTTGGTACACCAGTAACAGTGTATTTACCATTGAATGTAGCGTCAACGCCTTCTACCCATACTTCGTCGCCAACGGCTAAGCCGTGTACTGCAGCAGTGGTAAGGGTTGCAACGTTAGAAGTAAGAGCCTTATTATTTATTGAACCAGCATTGAGTGCGGTGGTCGCAAATACCAATCGGTCTGTTGTTCCAGCAAATGCACAGGTTGTTGTCTTGTATCCAGTAGTTCCGCTTACATATAAGTCGTTAGCATAAGCAAAACGCAATGATTCTATTTCGTTACCTAAATCAATTCGGATAACTCCTGGTGCTCCGTCTACTCCAGTAGCACACCATATGAATCTGTCTCTAGCAGCAAAGTCATAGCAAGGCTGAGTAGTTTGCACAATAAGTGGACCATAGTTGATAGAGCCATCTTGGTCTGAGACAACCGCTGCGCGGATTCCTTTGCTGGTACCTATCATCATATAACCTAGGTAGTAATAAATCTTATAGACAATTTCCCCAACTGGCATCTCTGCTGCTGTGATAGCAGTAGTAAGAGTAGGCATAACACCAGAAGTATTGAGAGTAAATTTGAATATGCTTGACTGAGTGCCACTATAGCCTGCTATATAGATGGCTGGACCAGAAGCAGTAATGCTTGAGAAGACAATATCAGTATCACTATGTGTATAAATAGGAGTTGGAAGAGCAGTTGCAGATGATGATATTTCATATATCTTATTGTTGATACCCATAACAATACGGTCTTTGACGTATTCCATAGTAGCACTAGTTACAGTAATACCATTGTCCGTAATCATAAGAGTATCACCAGCGCCAGAGACTCCAGTTAGTAATTTCTTATATACGCGCAATCGGGGAGTTCCAGTATTCAAAACATTGGTAATCCAATAAGCATAGGTACCGTCATCACATATAGCCTGAACCGCATAATCAGTTCCAGTATTGTAATCTAAGAAATCTATCTTAGTTCCATCTTCTGCAATCTTATCTACATCATACTCATCCCAAAGCAGTACGCCTTGAGTTGTGCCATATTCAATAGAGCGGGCAATTTGAAATGGTTTGCCGTTAGTCTGTATTGGACCACTTGTATAGTGTGTAGCAGTAGTATCTTTGAGCAGGGTTACTTGTCCCTTAGTCCAGACATCAACACCTTTACTATCTGTAAATCTATAGTCAACAGTCTCACCAGCAGATGGGTCATAGAACTTTATACCTGAACCAGAGTGGAATGATGATTGAGAACGTAGCCACCAACCAGTGAGCGATTGCTCGCCTGGCTCTTTACCATTGTCAAACTGGTCTTTCCTGTAAGGCGCAGTCTGGCGAATGTATGGACGTGCATCATTGATTGCATAGATAAATGGCAAGCCACCGATTGCTACATCGTATGCAACATCAGTGTTTTGCCAAGTAGTAGCAGATGAAACGATACCAATATCAGCAACACCACGTGCAACAGTTGAGATACCACTGCCATCGTAGGAGGAATAGACACCACTGTCACCTTCGGTTATATCTCTACCAGCCACCGTATCTCCTTAGTATATTTGTTCTTCCGCTTCATCTACTGCATCATCTATATCCCTAAACAGGGGTATAAGACTGCTTACAAATGTATCCAACTACTTCGTTAGTGCAGCGATTTCATCGCCAGTCAAACCGAGTGCTGCCAACTTAGCCTGAGCAGATAGTTTTGCATCCGCTTCTGCTTGTGCTGCAGTCTCGCGCTCTGCGCGTTCCATTTCTGCAATGACAGCATCTTGCTCACGTTGCATAATCTCTGCATCGGTGAGTTCAATCTCTGATACAACACCAGTAGTGCAGTTGACTTCAATACGCTTTGGTCTAGTCATTATTCTTCTCCTTGGATTAGTACGTGTGTTGCATCTGGACAAGACCAAGTGCAAGTTTGTTCATCAAATATAATTGCATCTGGATGGCACTCTGGCTTAGGTGGGATAAAGGCATCTCTGCCTGCATCATATGAGTAACCAATACCTGCATAGTTTTTGCGAATGTTTGCGTTGTAACTTGTCTTGACCCAAGTACCGCCAAGATTATCGAGCAACCATTGGTAGCCCTCATCTCCTGCGGGGTCGTTGTTATCGCCTACGAGTACTCGCAAGACGATGTTGTTTGAATCTATCTCTGCCCAATGTGACATATCTTTTCCTTTACGCTAAGTATCTTACGATTACAATACCTGAACCACCTGCACCTGAAGGTAATCCATTTGTGGAGTATGTACCTCCACCTCCACCGCCAGTATTTGCTGTTCCTGATGTTGCGCTGGCTCCGTTTTGTACACGACCATTTCCACCACCACCAGAACCACCAATGCCTTGTGCATAACCTGCTTGACTTGAACCAGCACCACCGCCAGCATAATAATTTGATACACCAGTTGAAGTTGCGGTAGCGAAAGCGGAAATTGCTACACCAATACCACCATTATCTCCAGAGCCATTTCCAATAACTGTTGGCACAGCACCTGCTCCACCACCTGCTCCACCTTGGCCAAAAACGGCATTTGCTTTACCGCTTCCACCAAAACCTTGATTGGCTGTACCAGTACCAGGTGTTCCACCAGTAGTATTTGCTATTGAGCCACCGCCTGAACCACCGTTACCACCATCTGCTACTGAAGGTGTGCTTGGAGCATAACCACCACCATAACCACCACCTGTTGATGTGATTGTAGAAAATACTGAGTTCGAACCACTTGTACCACGTGTACCACCAGCATTTACACCAGCACCACCAGCACCTACTGTAACAGTTACTGCGGTTGAAACGGATAGTGCAGATTCAAGTGAACCTCCACCGCCTGTTGCAGTTACGGTTGAACGAAGTCCACCTGCACCACCGCCAGACATATCTCCTGCTCCACCGCCACCTGCAACAACAAGGTAGTCACAACTCAATGCTGTCGCTGGAGTGAATGTGCCAGAGGCAAGGAAGGCGTGGTACCAATAAGTACCGTCGGTCTGGATGATTGAACCGCCAGAAGCCTTTGGTGCCTTAGTTGGTGTAGTGCCTACGGCTGCAAGACCGTATAGGGATGCTGAGGAATACTGAACAAATTTACCGCTACTACCAGCAACTAAACCAATAGATGTAATTGCAGCAGTAGCAGACCCTCATC